ACGCTCTTCTATACTTCTCCTTGATGTATCATACAGACCTTAACGCCATACCCTGTTTTATTTACTTGAGTTTTCTACTCTCAAGGACCAAGCACGCGAGTTGGGGATCATTCCAACTTCTCAGAGGCTTAACGACCATTTGATGCCCTGTGGCGCAGGGTGTGTCTCAAATTTCGCACTACAAAGTAGCACTCTATGCCTCTTTAACAACCGAGCCAATAAAGGCACGAGTTACCTTACTAGAAGACTTACAAATTGGATCACATACCACGCAGCGGCCGAACCACCAGCCTGCCAAGCCTGTTTCCCAGGATGCGTATGAGATTCCAATCCATGGCTGTTGGGAGCTTATCCAACAATTAAGTGACGTATAGGTCACACCATGGGCAGCGAGTTCTAGGTTTGTACGGGTGAGGGTCCCGAAGTTCTGGATCCATTTAAAGACAGCCAGTAAGTCTCGCAAGTCAACTCAAGTCGTAAGCTGATTATTTAATGTGCGCAACTCCAATGTATAAGTGAAACGCCATTGCCCCAAGGATACAGGGGTGGGACCTGAAGCGGACCCAACGACCACAGCACCTTGAATTCCTCTATCAACGGTGTCGGCTATAATTACATCATTCAAATTGGTGTCAAACATCTTGCGTCTGGAGGAAAGGGGAACGTTGTACGTGAACCTCTCCCAGGCGTTGAAGAATTTCATATTGCGCGCAGCTTTAGACGTATTAAACGTATTAGCGGCAGTTGCAATGTCCAACGCCGCAATTTCTTCGGCATTGTCGACATACGCAACATACACTTGTGAACCGCCATCTGTCACTCCAGGTGAGACAAACGGAAGCCAATGACACTGCAGCGTATGATATTTGTATTCATTGTACACCTTGGTAATGGTATTATAGTCCAACGCCACGGACTGGATATACTTATTTGCAGTTGGAAACACAGATATGTTGTTACTGCAATTCACGTAGTAAACTGCCGATGCAATATTTGCGAGTGTGACCATAGGAGCTGAGAATCCAGTACCATTGAGGATCTGACCATCAAAGCTGAAATTTATCCTGGGGCGAACTACAGGATTCCTGTAGATTGGGTTGGTTTTATATCTTGACATATTACGACTTGCATTGAGCTTGCCATTTTTAGTAGTTTTATTCTTAGAATTGCCTGCCATTTGGTTAGAATAGGAATTCGCAATTGAGTTCTGTGTTGCTTAAACAGTCGAAAGAAGTATGGTTAATACCCAGCGGGCCCTTAGTGAGCTGGGAATACATATTTTCCAATGCCTCTTGCCTGCTAAAGTTGAGCCCGAATGCTTTTGCAAAGCTTTCCCTAGCTTCAGTGGTAATTTCGGCAGGATCACGCCTGGTCATTAAACCCGCAAGCCTGGCGAACCCAGACCCAGCATACAGGTGCCATTTTTCAATTTTGCTCTTCTTACGCTTCTTGCCAAATTTGGCGAGCATAACGTAGAAAGCTTGATAAACCGGCAACCCGCTTGTTAGGCTGACTCCCCCAAGTCCAATGGCTTCTAACCAAGCATCAACCTGCGTTTGGCCTGTGGTGCATACCAAGTCTTTGGCAAGACTGATAAGATTACGCACCATTCTCCACTGTTTTCCATCAAATACTGGGTGCATCTGGCAAAATTCAATCTCCTCCAGCACATGCACTGTCGGCTCAATTTTCATTGTGAAGCCTAAATCAGCGTAGTAGGAGCGAACATTGTCACGAAATATCTTCTCGTCAGAGGACTCCATGATAACAACAATATCATCACCGTTGTCCATGACCTCATGCTTTATTCCAAATTCGCGACAATATGAATATGTCATTGCAACCATCAGTAAACAATTACCAAGGGCTGTATCCATGTCTCCGGACATCCTACAGCCAGTGACCTTATAATTAACCCGACCATCTGCGCAGAGCCCTCTACCTTTGTTATGAATCATCATGCCGAGCATACGTTTAAACTCAGCATCATCATTATACTTAAGGTAGATATTATGCGTCCACCTCAAGGCATCAGCACTAACGTGCTGGTCGAACCTGGAGGCATCCAACGATATAGCACAAGGGTTCTGAAACATTGACCATTTAGATGCTATGATGTCGCCTGTCTGGTACACGTCAAAACCTTTAGCTACGCAGGGGTACTTATATAATTTACCCAGATTCTTGTAAATAAGCTTCTCAAGGGGCTTAATATAAACTCCAATAGCTGCATTGAATCTGGGGTCACGTGGTTGTATTATCCTAGGGGCAGGATCAGCCTTGGCATGGAAATTTATCTTTTCACATTTAATAAAGGTAGCAACGGAAGCATCATCGCGGGACAACGGCTTGGCAGCCAAACTGTCAGCAGCTTGTTTGTATCGATTATACTGTCTGCCAGTATACGACTCAACAAACTCCTCCAGTGTCCACGGCCGAAGGTAGGTGCTGCTCAAGACTTG